CTGAAGGATTAGATTCTGACGATGAAAAAATAAATATGATAACTCAATTAAAGCGGTTATTAAATTATCTTGAGTTGTTACCTATAAGTGTTGTATCAGTAGACAATATAGAGGCGGATGATGTTATAGCATATTATGTAATGAATAAATTTAAAAAATCTATAATAATGTCAACTGATAAAGATTTTTTACAATTAGTTTCAGATACTATAAAAATTTGGAGTCCAGTTAGGAAAAAATTATATGATGTAGATGCTATTGTAGAAGAATATAAAATTCATCCTAAAAACTTTATATATTATAAAATATTAGATGGAGATAAATCTGATAATGTACCTGGTGTACCGAGATTTGGATTAAAAACTATTATAAAGAAGTTTCCTGAATTAATAGAGGCAGAAGATTATACTTTAGATAAGTTAAAAGCAAAGTTAACAGAGCATGCAGAATTGATTGATAGAAATCATAAATTAATGCAACTTGAAGATGTAGATATTAGTGGAACAACAAAAGTGAAGTTATTAAATCATTTAGATAATAATAAACCTCAATTACAAAAGTATAATTTTGAAAAGTTGTTTATGGAAGATCGGCTATTTACTAATTTACCTAATATTGATAGTTGGCTTAATCAACATTTTTTAAGATTAGATGGATATATGAAAAAATAAAAGTTTATTGTGGGTAGAAAAAGAATATATAAGACTGAAGATGAAAAGCTTGAAGCTCAACGACGTTGGAATATGGAATATTATGAACGCAATAGAGATTTTATTAGAAAGAAAGCAGTAGCTCGATATAGAAAGAAAAAAATAGAATTAGTACGTAAAAATTTATACGGAGAAGATTAAATTAGTGGATACTGTAGATACATTAAGTAAATTCGGAACATCATTTCAGAAAAAAATAATTACTTCACTTTTATTTAGAAAAACATTTTTACAATCAATATTTGATATATTAGATTCAACGATATTTGATAGTGAGGCTGATAGGTGGTTGATTACTGCTATTAAAAAATATTTTTTAGAATTTAAAAAGAGTCCTACATTAGAAGCGTTAAAAATACTAATAGAAGATATAGATAGTGAAATTCTAAAAACATCTGTTATACACAATCTTAAAGAAGTTTATAATAATAGAGAAGCTACAGATTTAGAGTTTGTTGAAAAAACAATACTTGAATTTTGTAAAAACCAGGCATTAAAAAATGCAATAATGAAATCTGTAGATTTATTACAGGTTGGAGAGTATGAACAAATAAAAGTAGTAATTGATGACGCTATGAAAGCGGGTAATGTTGCTGATTTAGGTCACGATTATATTAAAAATGTATTAGGTAGATTTGAAGAATCAGCTAGGACAACTGTTAAAACTCCCTGGGATGTAATTAATGAAGTTATGGATGGTGGATTAGGTAAGGGAGAATTAGGTGTTATTGTAGCACCTGCTGGTATTGGTAAGACATGGATGTTACAATGTATAGGAAATGGTTGCATTAAGAATGGATTAACTGCAATACATTATACTTTAGAATTAAATCAAGCATATGTAGGATTAAGATATGATACTATATTAACAGGAATACCTACTGCAAATTTAAAATATAGTATTGAAGAAGTAGAGAAACAGGTTAATAAGTTACCAGGTAATTTAATTATTAAACATTATCCTACCAAAAGTGCAAGTGTACAAACACTTTCAGCACATTTAAATCAATTAGAAATACAAAGTATTATTCCCGATGTAATAATTGTAGATTATGCAGATATTTTAAGAGATACTAGTGGAGTAAAAGAGTATAGGTTAGCATTGGGAAATATATATGAAGATTTAAGAGGTATGGCGGGAGAGTATAATATACCAATATGGACTGCCTCACAAGCAAATCGTTCAGCGTTAGAAGAAGATATAATTGAAGCTGATAAAGTTGCTGAAGCATATAGTAAAGTTATGACGGCAGATTTTATTATGTCAGTAAGTAGAAAAGCAACTGATAAGATAGCTAATACAGGTAGAGTTCATGTTATTAAAAATAGATTTGGTATAGATGGTGTTACATATCCTGCAAACATTAATACTAATATTGGTACTATAGAAATTTTTGAAGGAAATTCGTGGCAAGGAAAAGAGCAAACAAACAAAATGGATTCAGATGAGATGTTGACAGGCTTTTTAAAAAATAAATATGATGATTTTAAAACCTCTGAAAAAAAACTTGAGGGTTTTGAATAAAGTCTTAAAATGATTTGAATATATATTATAGTTAATAGTGTACGTGAAATTTATATAATGTTAGTTTTTAAAATGGTAATGTGGAGTTGTTGAATGGAAAAATTTAAGTTGTCAGAAAATTTTGTAAATAAGTATAAAAGGAAAAAGCCACCATTTGGTTTTAACGGATTAGGTGAATTAGTTTATATGAGAACCTATTCACGTATTAAACCAGATGGAAAAAATGAAAGATGGTGGGAAACAGTTCGTAGGGTTGTAGAAGGTACTTATTCAATGCAAAAACACCACATTGAATCACATCAGTTAGGTTGGAATGCTTGGCAAGCACAAGCATCAGCACAAGAGATGTATGCTAGAATTTTTAGTATGAAATTTTTACCTCCTGGTCGTGGTTTATGGGCGATGGGAACAGCAATCACAGAAGAAAAAGGTCTTTATGCGGCACTTAATAATTGTGCATTCGTATCTACTAAAACATTAAAAGAAGATTATTCAAAACCATTCTGTTTCCTTATGGATGCAAGTATGTTAGGTGTTGGTGTAGGATTTGATTGTAAAGGTGCGGGCGAGATAATTGTTAAAGGTATAAATCGTGATAGGAACGAAGAAATATTTATAATACCTGATACTAGAGAGGGTTGGGTAGAATCACTTAAATTATTATTAGAAAGTTATTTTCACGGAACTGCTCACATAGAGTTTGATTACAGTCAAATAAGAGCTGCAGGTGAACCAATCAAAGGTTTTGGTGGAGTGAGTTCGGGTCCCGAACCACTAAAAGAAATTCATGAAGCAATTCGTGGTGTATTAGAAAAAAATTCAGGTGAACCAATCACAACTACTACAATTGTTGATGTTATGAATTTGATTGGAAAATGTGTAGTGGCAGGTAATGTAAGACGAACAGCAGAAATTGTATTTGGAAATCCAAATGATGAAGAATATCTCAATCTTAAAAATTATGAAGTTAATCCACATAGAGAGAAGTATGGCTGGACTTCTAATAACTCGGTATTCGCTGAATTAGGCATGGACTACACCGATATATGTAAGAGAATTGCAGATAATGGAGAACCTGGACTTGCGTGGTTACAGAATATGAGAAAATTTTCTCGTATGCAAAATGGGGGTGATGATAAAGATCATAGAGTAATGGGTGGAAATCCTTGTTTAGAACAATCATTAGAAAGTTATGAGTTATGTTGTTTAGTAGAAACATTTCCAGATAATCACGATTCATATGAGGATTATGCTCGTACATTAAAGTATGCGTATTTGTATGCCAAAACGGTAACACTTGGTAAAACTCATTGGAGTGATACTAATAGAGTTATGTTAAGAAATAGGCGGATTGGATGTAGTGTTAGTGGTGTAGCACAATTTATTACTAATCGTGGATTAGAAGAACTTAGAACTTGGTTAGAAAACGGATATAAAGTAATCCAAAGTTGGGACTGTATGTATTCTGATTGGTTCGCCATACCAAAATCAATCAAAACCACATCAGTCAAACCAAGTGGAACTGTTTCATTGTTGGCAGGCGCAACACCTGGACTACATTATCCAGAGAGTAGATTTTATGTAAGAAGAATTAGAGTATCAAAACATTCAGAGTTAATAGAGCCATTAAAAAAAGCAGGTTACAAAGTTGAACCAGCGTTTGGTTCAGAAGATACTACAATGGTTATAGAAGTTCCTGTGGATGTCGGCCAAGGTATAAGAACTGCTAAAGAATTGTCTATTTGGGAACAATTTAATCTAGCCGCATTTATGCAACGACATTGGGCTGATAATCAAGTGAGTTGTACCGCAACATTCGATCCTGAAACTGAAGCCAATGAACTACCACATGTGTTGAATTATTTTCAGTATAGACTAAAAGGTATTTCTTTACTTCCAAGACATCCACTAGGAGCATATAGACAGATGCCATATGAGGCAATAGAAAAAAAAGAGTATAATAAGCAAGTTAAGAAACTTGGTAAATTAACTTTTGGAGTAATTAAAAATGAAGAGGCTGATATAGAAAAATTTTGTAATAATGATGTATGTGAAATTATACCCACTTCAGGCGATAATGATGATCAAGAATATGCAAATTAAGATTTCACATACCACAAAACAGGCAACTGACACACCTGGATAAAAATGTGTCATAACAATAAACAACGAGGAGAACGTTTATGAATAAACGGAATCTACTTTCAA